TGAGGAAGACGCAATTATATTTGTTAAAGGTGATAGTAATTTCAGAGACCAGTATGATTTCTACAAAGCTAATCGTAAAGGAGAACGACCCAGAACTCTTGAGGCTGTTCGAGATGTGTTAGCAAGTATGGGCACTAAATCCCACGGAGGCGAAGCAGATGATTACTGTGTAACCAAAGCTCAAGAACTTAAGGATGCAGGCGAGGACTATGTAATTGCCAGTATCGATAAAGACCTTAAGCAGATGGAAGGTAAACACTACAACTATCGCAGCGGAGAAATTATTAATGTAACAGAAGCACAAGGTCTGTATTGGCTGTATCAGCAATGTATCACCGGTGATTCCACCGATGGCATTCCGGGTATTCGTGGTATTGGCCCTAAGAAGTCTAAAGCGTATTTAGATGACTTTACTCCGAAAGAGCACCCTAGTGCGGTATACGACTTGTATATGGAACGATTCCCAGTAGAGAAGGAAGCTCAAGAAGCTCTAGAAGCCTGCTGGAATTGTGTGTATATGCGACGTAGACTAGAAGATATTAAAATTCTACCATTACCACAGGAGTTCTATTCTTGAACAGAAAAGAAGTATTTGAGTATATGGATGCTGAAAACGCCAGAGCGGTTCCAGAAATGAAGGCAATTATTCAACAGGAGTTAGAGATACTACTAAACCAAATGAGGTATAGTTTTCAAGATTACTTTCTTGATGAAGCTATTTCTGTGAAGTCTTTTAAACACATAGAGGCCCGAGCAGATGACCCCGAAGATGGTGTCCGGTGGTGTCAGGGTCTTGTTGATACAGCAATTGCTGAATGGTTTAATGATATAAAGGAGTAGTAAATGCCTGAACAACGCCTAAAAGATAGCATAGCAGAACGCTTGTTAGAGGCTGATGATAAGCGAGGTAGTAATATGTGGTTGTGGGATTACGTGTCAGAAGATGGCATAGTAACCCAGAAGGCCATTGATGAAATTACTAACCTCACTCTTGTCACGGTTCTAATGGCGGTTCAGAGAGAAGCTATTGTAACTGAGATTGCTATTATGATCGGTAGTAGACTCCGGAGGATGGCAGGTCAGCCTGAAGACGAGAAAAATGAGACGAAGATTGCGCTGTATGCGGGATTGAAAATCATGGAAGCGTATTGTAATGCTGATAAACCTCACAGTAACTTTAAACTATTAACATTAAAGAAGGTAATGCCAAGACAAGAGAAGGGCAGGAAGAATTACCCTGCTTATCATCTTGAGATAAAAGACCAAGACCTCTTTGCTGAATTGTGGGCCACTATAGACACAACAGAGGCAGAGGAGACCCCTCGGTCCTCTCCTGCTGCGGACTGGGAGAACGGGTATCATATTGATGGCCTAACTCTAATACGCAGAGGCAACGATCAGGCACTCTCTAAGATTAACCTAGAGAACACCCCTCATGTGATTAATGCTATTAATAAGCTTCAAAACACAGGCTATGTGATTAACCATAATCTACTACCTGTATATAAGAAGCTATTTGAGCGTCAAGTGAGAGAGAACGTTTTCTCTGCTGAGTTTGTGCCTGTAAAAGAAACCCCATTTAAACACGAGAAGGAAGAGCGTAAGCCCAGTAGAGAGGGTATGTATATCGAAGCAGAAGCTATTCTAAAGATAGCAGAAGACTTTAAAGATACAACTTTCTATCACCGATACACTACTGACTTCAGAGGTCGAATCTATCCGGGTTCTTCTTATCTTCACGAACAAAGCTCTGACAATGCTAAAGGCCTAATCCTCTATAACCACGGGGTGGAACTGGGAGACAACGGTGCCTACTGGCTAGCGGTACACACTGCTAATTGCTTTGGTGAAGACAAGCTTCCCTTAGATGACAGACAAGACTGGACCCTCTCTAATATAGAGGAGTTGATTGGTTATGCTAATAGCCCTACAGTTAACACTGGATGGTTTGATGCGGATAAGTCGTGGTCTTTCTTGGCTTGTTGTTATGAGTGGAGGGCAATTGCTGAATGGGTAAATGATGGTGAGCCAGTAGAAACCTACAAGAGCGCATTACCAATCTTTATTGATGGCAGTAATAACGGAGTACAGCATCTGACTGCTTTGAGCCTAGATGACACCGTTGCCCACCTAGTTAATCTAGTGCCCACTGATGTCCCCGGTGATGTGTATATGTATGTTGCTGAGAAGACTTGGGAAGCTCTTGAGAAGAAGTATAAGACGCTAGACATTGAAGTAATGAAGAATGCGGATAGACTTATTAGAGAAGTTATTGACATCAAACTCAAGATGAGTAAAGCTAACACCAAGGCCGATAAGGATGGGGTATTTGCTGAACTGGATGCTTGGAGAGTTAATAACAAAGCTTATAATAAGGAGATGTATATCCCTTTCTGGATGAGACTAGCAGATGACCCTAAGCTTCAGAGAAAGACAGTTAAGCGACCTGTTATGACACTAGGCTACGGTGTAACTCGTATGGGTGTTCGTGAACAGGTGTTTGATGATACTAAGACGCTATCTGAAGAACTGAAGTTCAAAGAGAAGTCTTGGGTAAACCCTTTTGGTGATTTGTTAATGAGTGCTACTCTAGACAATATGAAAGGCCCTGCTGCTATGCTGGCCTTGTTTAGAGAGTTAGCCGAAAGAGCAAATCAGCAAAATATTTTTCTTGAGTGGAAAGTTCCTTGTACTAACTTCCCTGTTGTACAGGCTTATGAGGCTTCTAAAGAAGAGCGAATAAAAGTTGCTTTCTGTAAGATAGGACAAAGAGGCACTAAGAACCAGCAGCAGAAAGACGGGTCAATTAAGACTGTCCGTACTGCTCCTTTCTTTAGACTTACTATTCGTCCTTTCGAGAAAAAGAAGCTAGAGAAGAGAGCTCAGAGTACAGGCGCTGCTCCTAATATAATTCACTCCTTTGACGCTGCTCACTTAACTCTTATTGTGACAGCCTCAGACTTCCCCACTACAACCATTCACGATTCATTCGGGTGTCATCCGGGTAATATGAATGACCTATTCGAGATAGTTCGTAGAGAATTTGTCTCCTTCTATGAGTCCAACCCACTGGAACAGTTGTTAACACAGCTGGACTCTAATGACCTTATGCCCCAACGGGGTAACCTAATCTTAGAGGATTTAATGGAATCTGATTTCGGATTTTGCTGAGTGTGCTCCTCTAAAGAACAAACCAAAACCAATACTGAAACTAAATAAAGGAAATATTTATGGCTATTGTAATCCGAAGTGCGAACCTTTTCTGGGCAAAGTTAGATGCTAATGCTCCTGTTAACCCCTTCAACGCTGCGTTCCCTCACTGGGAGGTTCAAATTCGTACCTCTTCAAAAGATGAAGCTAAGACGTGGAAAGACCACGGTATGAATGTAACTCCTAAAGATGACGATGCTGGTATCTTTTATCAAGTAAACTTAAAATCAAAAGCATTCACTAACGCCGGTAAGCCGCGAAAGCCTGTTACTGTTGTAGATGGTGAATTGATGCCTCTTGACCCCACTATTATCGGCAATGGTTCTGTCGGCAATGTTCAATTAGACTCTTACGAATACACAATGAATGGTAATAAGGGAATCGGTTTCTCTATCAAAGCTATTCAAGTCACTAAATTAATTGAGTTCAAATCCACAGGTGGACTTGACTTTGAAAACGAAGGCGTAACAGAAATTGTTGTGCCCTCCGATACTAATGAAGATGATAGTGATTGGTAACCCCTGTAACTAATTAAATAATGCCCCGGATGACTTAATTGTCAACGGGGCCTTTTAATCGAAAAGGAACTTATATGAGTATTGAAGAAGAAATTGAGATGTTAAGAGGTCGTTTTAACTGTACCGCGATGACTGAGGTTCCCGGAGAAGCACTAGACGCACTAGTAGCAGCGATGGACATCCTTGAACAGAACGGTGTAATTTTTACTTATAGAGTTGGATTTACAGAAGAGGGCAACAATGACTCTTTTGACTTTCTAGTCTTTGGTGCTGACTTTACAGAGGAGCAAAAGAATGAAAGATGATTATGTGTATTTAGCAGGTCCGATCGAAGATGTAAGTGAAAGTGAAATGAAAGGCTGGAGGATTAAGGCAACAAATGCCCTTGACTACTTAGATATCCCTGTTCTTGACCCTACTCGTAGGATTAGCTTTCACGACCAACTTGGCGGGTTTGTTCAAGACGAAGTCAGAGGCCTTAACTTGTGTAAACGAATCTTTAAGCAAGACCTTCAAGACATTGCGATGTCAAAAGTGGTTCTAGCAGATGTTCGTAGATGCGCAGGTAGAGGCACTGGTACCAGTATGGAATTAATGTTTGCTCACACAAAGAATAAGATTATTATTCTGTTAGCAGACGAAGATGACTATCCCCATCCATTCATCGAATCTCTTTATACAGAGAAACACTATGACCTTGAGTCAGCAATTGAAGCAGTAGGGAGTTATTATGGGTAATTTAATTAAGGGTGAATGTCTTTCGGTAATGGCAAAGGATATTCCAGATAATTCTGTAGATGCTGTTATATGTGATTTACCTTATGGCACTACCAGTTGTAAGTGGGATAGCGTAATTAACTTAGAGAAATTGTGGTCTGAGTATCACAGAGTTTGTAAGGAAAATGCGCCTATCATTTTATTTGCCTCTCAACCTTTTACTACTACATTAGCAGCTTCTAATCTAAAAGAGTTTAAGTACTCCTTAGTTTATCAAAAGACGTATGCTACTGCGTGGGCAATGGCAAAGAAAAGACCAATGAAAGACCACGAGGATATCCTTGTCTTTTATAAAAAGCAACCTACCTATAATCCTCAAATGGTTTACACCGGAATCCCTAATCCCGGTTATCATTCCGGTTCTAGTGAGCTTTACGGAGGAGATGGAAAGACCTATGACAAGTCTAATAATTCCCGAGGTGGTTCTTTAGATAGGTATCCCCGTAGTGTCTTGGGGCCTTATGGTCCTTCGAAGTCTGACTTGCCTCAAGCATTGAAAGATGAGGGGTACAAGTGTCATCCTACTCAGAAACAGCAAGCCCTGCTAAAGTGGCTGGTTGAGTCTTACACAAACCCCGGTGATGTCGTATTAGATAATACAATGGGCTCAGGCTCTACGGGGGTTGCGTGTAAAGAGCTCAATAGGGGTTTTATAGGCATTGAGATGGAAGATGCTTATTTTGAGATGGCAAAGAAATGGTTATCATTACCTTAAGGAGTTATTATGGATAAGTTATTGTTGTTAGAAGCTCTTGATTGTTTGATTTGTACGGCTGAATACGCTACTAGCCACGACAGTATTTACAACGATGAGAAGAAAACTAGCGTATCATTTGAAACAGCTTACGAGCTTAGAAATGAGCTTTCATCAGAAATTGAGGCAGAAGGAATCTATTATGGATAGATCGATAGTAGTTGATTTCACTGGTGTTAACCCAGAGGAACAGCAAATACTCGAACATATTGTATTATGGTCTGAAGAAACGCGTCAATTCAAAACAGCGATTAAAGAACGCGAGCGAGCAATAAAGCAAGCCCGTATTGACTTAAAGAGAATCAAGGGAGAAGTATAATGCCATACATCAAGCAAGAAGACAGAAATAAATTTAAGGATCTTGAAATGGAACTTGGATTCGAAACCCCAAAGACCGCTGGTGAATTACAGTATGTAATTGCTGTGATGATTAAGGCCTTTATGAGTGAGTCTGAAGGGCGTTATCAAGATATGAACAATGTTATGGGAGCTCTTAACGGTGCGAACTTAGAGTTCTATCGAAGAACAGTGGCCCCTTATGAAGACCTTTGTATTGCTTTAAATGGAGATGTATTATGAAAGCCTATGATAACACCCCCGGTAGTTATAGAAGAGAATGCTTAAATCGTTTAATGACTAGTAGCTACGTGTATGGAGCTATTGATGATATGTTAGCAGACGCTCAGTTCTGTAATGAACCGCTGTTAACCTTTAAACACTGTTTTGAACGTGCTCCTCGTCCATACGAAGAGAATGAGTTTCAACAAGCTCAAGCAGATGGTACTGCGCCAAGAATTATTGGTAGTAGTATTCCTTTACACAACCTAACCTCTAATAAAATCCCTGAGACAGATACTATTGCGAACGCAGTAAGTCCTTCTCACTACAAAGATGTAGTTCCGGGCCTAGAGTACTTTGATGTAATGGACTATGTGTTAGAGGATTGGAAATCTTCTCAGAGTCACGCGCTTGGAAATGCTTTCAAGTACTTGTTTCGATTAGGTAAGAAAGATAACCCTGTTCAAGATGCCAAGAAAGCAGTATGGTATCTGGAGAGACTAATCTCTGACCTTGAAAAGAATGGCAAGAAGTAACAAAGGGAATTACATATGCTTGAAGTTATCACTCATCAAAAGGAAGTTATGAATGATGTGTTAAGGCAGTTAACCTCTGCTTTTAACACTAAAGAAGTCTACGTAGCAGGAGGTGCCTTAAGAGACCACTGCTTTAAAAAGGCAGCCTCAGATATTGACATTTACTTACAATTCCCAGAAGATATGCCAGATGCGGAGAT